CTAATAAATCACATACTTTATTTGTGTAATTATCTCTACCACAAATATAATCAGTTGTAAGTTCATATAATATCGAAGATGTCGACTGGTCTTTCACTTGTATGCTTAAAGTAATTTCCATCCCCATTCTTGCTCACCTCATTTTCAAAACAATCAGTAGAATAATTACAGTAACAATCTAAATGTACAAATTCACATTTATCTACTCGTACAAAATTATTATCCGTTATTTCTTTTCCACAAAATTCACACTTCATATTACTTAAACCTAACTCTATTTAATTTTTGTTTTGCAAGTTTCTTTTCCTTCTTTGTCATAAAGTAGGTGTGTAACTTGTAATATTCTAAAGTACAATCCTTTTTTAGATTTCGTTTGTACTTTCTCCAAATATCATCACGAATACCACCGTTATCTTGCTCATTAGAACGAGACTGATAGTCCTTAGATGTATTTTGCACTAACCCAACCCCTCTCATTATTTTTTAGTTGTCGTATTATGTGACCCTGGTCTATCATAATACTTATCAATATTTTCTCTACCCATAGGCTTAAAAGTGTCCTCATTACTCCAAGAGTATAACCAAACAAAAACGATTGGTGAAAATAAGATTATAAGTGCTAAGATAAGAAATGGTACTAACATAATGATATTCCTCCTTTAAAATAAAATAGGGTAAGAATAAAAAGTTAAGTCCTTTCACTGATTAACTAATTATTCTTTATGCCCTATCTCTCACTCACTTTCTTTAGACCCAAATAATATTTTAATTACGCATTGAATACTGCTTTGATTAAGTCAAGTGCATTATCAAAGTATTCATAATCCTCATCACCATCTACATTAGTGTAGGTAGCGTGCCAATAACCATACTTCTCAATGAACTTCTTTCTTAAGTCAAGATAATGCTTAAATGCAGTTCGATAGTTATTGTAAATATCTTGTGCATTTTTAAAGGCATCAGTTACCTTTTGAGCATCCTCTTTCTTTTGTGCTAACTTCTTGTCCTTTTCTTCGTTTGCTAAAGCCAACTTATGCTCGGCTTCAGTTAACTGCTCCTCAGTATCATATACTTGTTTTGTTACTTCACTATAATATTTCATAATCTAATAATTCTCCTTTATAATTATTTTCTAAGTAATTCCTAATTTACTTAACAATGAAAAATTATATTTGGGTCTCTATCCCATTGTTATTCAGTTTGTTAGGTCACCCAAACAAGAGTCGAACTTGTTTTACTTCCAAATGGGCGAGGTACTAGATTACCATCTAGGGTCACTTAAATTGCAGTCATAAGCAATTAAGATGTTGGCAATCTTAGTCAATAATCTTTTTAACATTGTTTATTTCCCTTTCTTTGAGTTTTTCTTTTGGTGTTATAGACTTTTTCTTGTCTTGCATAAAAAGTTAAATAAAAGGGAAATTTTCAATGTTACATATGTCTTAATTTATCTAGGAACAATACTCTAAGTTCATCACAAGTACAATCTAAATCAAGGTCAAGTGTACAAGTATCCTCAAAGTTTAAATGCTCTTTTTCTTTTTCCTCATAGTATCTACCATATCGTATAGATAACTCTACACAATAAATTCCACCAATCTCATCATCAATCTTATAAGATATATTTTCAACCTCAGTAAAATTATTTGGTGATACAGTATATTCTTCATTAAAAGCTGATATTAACACATTATTTATCAACTTAAGTTGTCTATTTACACTAAAATCAAATATAAACAATATATCAACTCCTTAATTTAAGTGGTTTCGACTAGAGGTATGCATCCCCCTAGCCTACTTTAAAACTATGAATGATAAACACTCAACACAAAAATCCCATTTGATTTTTCAATTTCTGACAATTGAATGGTATTCTACCTTTATATCCCGCCATTCACGGAGATAAAAACTGACAAGTGAATAATACTCTTAGCGTTATTCCCGCTATTAGTTTTTCTTTCAGTATCGCTTTCCTTTTTTCACCGTGCTCTACCTATTTAGGCTCTGGGTCAACTAACAAACCTTATGAGGCACCACCTCAACTGAGGACTACTCTATACACTCCCCTAACCAAGTATATAGTATCAAATCCTACCCTAGTTTTCAGTTCTTATATTGTACTAGGATGAGTGTTTATGAACACACAATAGTTAATATTTGATAGGCACAACCCTATCTTGCAGTTTGCACAATTGCTACTGGAGTTCCCAGTGTCTAACCTAACTGGTGGGTGGACTATTGCAATAGCCCAAAGGGGTTTTATAAGAGTTTTTATCCTTCTCTCGTGGATATAGGTTTAACGTGTCTAGTCCCACGTTTTAATGATACTTAGGGTTCTCACACATTTAAGGGAGTCCTCATCTAAATTGTAGTCATTACTAATAAAAAGAAACTTTTGGCTCGATTAGGTATTTCTTGTGATGGGTCGTATCCCTTAGTACCTATGCTATAGCGTTTGCCAACATAGGTCTCATTCCCACACCTCTCGTTCACAATGTTAGTACTCATTCAACGAGTGTTGGTCTTCTAGTACTATTCAACCAACAGGCGATTTTGTTAGTAAGAATTGTGTCCTACAATTCCTCTTTTTGCCGACTAGTTGTTAAACTAATCATAACTGTAAATAATAAACGATTTTGTGACATACTAGGATAATCGTGAACCTAGCCCACCACTCTTTCAGGCTTCCCTTGTCATCAGTAAACCATCCAAAACCCTAATTATATGAGAAGGTAAAGGGTATTCCTCCTGTTATCTATCTTAATCGTTATGGAAGGTTATTAAAATAGACCTCGCTTAAGCAATTCTAAAGTCTAGTTCAGACTTTCTTTTACTCTTTTGGATGTGGTGGGTGGATTTGAACCACCGATTTCAAGTTTATGAGGCTTGCGAGAACGACCAACTTCTCTACACCACAATATATACTGCACGATGTCTTCACTCCGTGCCTAAGTGGTTTTCTCGTTGCAATCGAGGTAGACTATTGCAAGTCTACAGGAATTACTAACCTATTACACTGTAACAATCATATAAGGAAAGAGGTGATAATAATGAGAATGTAACATATGTTACAGTGTATTTATTTGGTACTAGTGACAAGAATTGAACTTGTTAAATTTCCACAAACACTAGCATATTGTACCCCTAAATAAATAGGAGTACTTGGAGGCGAATTATGTACAAATGCTTAATTTAATCTATAAGCATAAAGACCATTGTCTAACTCAATCTCATCCCCATCATAAGATGCTAGCGAATTGCCTCTTCCATCCCAACTCATAACTTCATCAGCAATTGCTTGGTAATCTAATGTTATAGTACCATCGTTAATTAAGTCTCTAACACTATTTTCACCAAAATTATCAACATACCAAGTGTAAGCATCCTCCTGCTCATCAATCAATGCTTGCACTAATTTCTCACCTACATCTTCCAAATCTAACTCAGGGTTGATTTCTTGGTTTCCATCTTCATCTTCAATGTAAGCATCATCTTCATCAATTACATCGTATCTAATTGCTTCCTCAACAACCTCATCATCATCCATATTATCTACATAGTAGTTCATATCTTCTTCTAAGGCATCATCAAACCAATCCATATTATCTACTGCATTTTCTAAAATCCAATCTTGCATAGCATCAGTAAATGCTTCAAGACCAATATCATAAACAAGGTTTTCAACATCCTCTACTACTGCTTCATCAGCCTCATCATCATCTAATACAAGATATTCCTCATCATTCACATCAAATACATCATCTCTATATCCTTCAGTGATTTCATCTTCTTCAACTCCTAAATAAGTTGCTAATGCTTTAATTCTTTCTTCAGTGCTTACCATAATAATTATTTTCTCCTTTATATATCAATTTATTTTCTAAGCATATATAGTATATCACTAAATCAATTAGTTGTCAACACTAAATTCCATAATAATATACAATAATAATTTAGCCACCTAAACTTGTTGCTCATTTTCTTTTTCCATTAGTTTCTTTGCGTTCTCATATTCTAAATCAGTTTCCCAATAACAACCAACTGGAGTGCAGTTCATATATAATCTAAATCGTTCAGCAACTTGCTTATGATTTAACTTTTGAGGGATTATTGCAAAACATTCAAATAAACTACTCCAAACGCTTGTAACATATTTTAATTCAACATAATAACTATTCTTATCTAAACCCTTATTTTCACACCATTGCTCATAATGATTATAATGTGCCATAATGATAAATTTATAAATCCAATAATAAGCATCTTTTTTGTGAGTGACTACTGTATATACATTCTCAAAGCAGTCCTCTAATTTGTCACAGTTTGCAGTAACTAAATAGAATTTCATAATATCACCTCTAAAATAAATTGCTGGCGTAGATAACAGGACTTGAACCTGCACATCAAGTTACCTCGATTACTGGTGCCTTAGCAGGGCACTCCCTTACCAATTAGGGTTATATCTACATATATTTGGTGGATGCTATAGGTCTCGAACCTATGACTGCTCGGTTATGAGCCGAGTGTTCTACCAACTGAACTAAACATCCAGTTAATGCCTATGTCTTATTCAAACATAGGTGCAATGTATTCTTCTTCAAATTCACTAATGGAAGCATCAGGGAACATTTCAAAGTATTCATCTTGTAGTTCATAATATAATTCATCATCAATATCATAATCTACACATTCAGTACCACTTGTTGTGTAACCATCAAATCCATTAGGTAAGTTAATCTCTTCATCAAATATAGGTCTCTTAATTGTAACAATCATAATATGCCTCCATCTAAATTTAATTTGGCAGGGGTAGATGGGTTCGAACCATCGAATGTAGGAGTCAAAGTCCTATGCCTTAACCACTTGGCTACACCCCTATGTTTTGTGGAGGTCTACTACCACCTCCACATATATAAGAAGGAAGAAAATATGTATATATGTAGTAGGCTTCGTGCCCACCACACTTAATATTATACCATTTTATTTTTATTTGTCAACAACTATTTTTATCAATTTTTTAAATTTGTTGAGTTATATACTAAAGATTGAGTAATATCACCATTAGATAGTATTCTACCATAGAAATCTCTAGTCTTATTTTCTCTAGGGTCATACTTACCTAATCTTCTTCTATAGAAATCATATGCTATCTTAATTCCAGTAGCAGTATCTTCTTCTATATATCCTAATATCCTATTGTAAAAGTCCTTTATTGTTGTTTTCTCTATCATTCTTTAGTTCCTTCTCTCTTTCCTTAAGGTCTTTCATAATAACCTTTTTAAGTTGTTTATTCATCTTTGCTTGGTATCTACGAGTTGCTCTATTAGGCTTTACCTCTTTCTTGGCAATCGTAGTCTCACCCTTAGCCACGGATGTCATAAAGTCTACTGTATGTTGTAATTCTCTTAGTTCATCATTTTCGTTAATCTCTTCTTTTAAACTATTGTGAATATCCTTAAGAGACTGGATATATGCTTCAACTACCTCACCTTGTTCTTCTTTACTAGCATTGATAAAATCATCATCAACCTCAAGACCATAGTCACTAGGAGATAGACCCTCAAGCGTATCATACATTTGTTGGAACATTTTAGCAACATCACCATTAAGTTCTACTTGCTTAGGTGTGCCATTACCTTGAGTATAGATAATTTCAATCTTATTAAATCTTAGAATTAAATACTTTTTATCTCCCCAAGTCTCTATAGTAGGTTCTAGTTTGTCTCTAGTTACATAAAGTGGGTTTACAAATAATTGAACACCATCACTAAATTTAATTCCTATAACTCTCCAGTTTCTACCTAATTGTGGTGCTGAGATACATAATAACTTTTCATCCGTATTGAGTTTAGTTATTATCTCTCTAAGCATATTATCAATTTCATCTTTGTTTTCCTTAGTAACAATAACCTCTAATGCTCTACCTAAATTATTATCCTTAAGTTCTTCCATTTTATCCCTCTTTCTTAATGCTCATAATATAACTATCCGTATCAAAGTTACCATTAAATGTAACAGTATAGTCTTTTGTATAGAACATTAGTTCATTTACATTTTCATCATATACTAAACTTTGTTCATCTAAATTAAATAAATCATTCTCTTGTACAACACTAATTGCATCAATAAATGAGTCGGAGTCCTCTAAATCAATATTGAAAGATTTAGTCTTGTCTAACTTATCTTTGTCAACCTCAAAGAAATCAAAAAACTCTTCCATAATTATACCTCAATATCTTTGCCTATATCCTTTAAGTTATTGATAACACTAGTATTCTCATCAATTACAATCTTATCACTGCAACCACCAAATAGATGTTCTTTCTTTTTATGTTGATTATAGGCAACATTACTCTTCTTTGTATTTCTAGGTTTCTCTAGTAGATACATAACATAAGCAAGTCTTTCATAGTTAGTCTTAACTACATTAAAATCTCTAATGCTCTCTTGCATTTGTTCATCAGTAAAGTTACCTTGCTTATATTCCTTTGCAAATGCCTCAATAAATTGACAACTTGTGTTATACTGGTCTTGTACCTTTAAAAAATAATCTTTTACATCAACTAATGCCATTATTCATTGTCCTCCAATCCAATACTCATACTAATAAAGTTATTACCTTCAAATATTAGTAAATACTGAGATGGCTTACTAAATAACCTCTTACTTAAAGCATATTGTTCAGTTCCTACAATACTACCATTTACAATAACCTTTGCATTTTGGAATGTCTTAATCTTTTCACAATGGAAATGACCTACACATAAGTAATCAATGTACTCTTGTGTTGCTCCTACCCAAGATTGAACTAACTGATTTAAGTTCTCTAAATGTCCGTGGGCAAACATAAGTTTCTTTCCATTTAATAGAGTAAACTTACCTAAGGAAATATCTATATTATCTTGCTTAAAAATAATATTGCTACCTTTTAGTCTTTCCATTAAGTACCAATCAATCAATCTAAATAGATTTTCTTCCTCAAGTGCTTCGTGCTTATTTGCCATTGTTCTTGAATGATTATCCGTACAACTTCTATAGATAACCTCAGGTGCAGCGTATTGAATAGCATTTAGGAATTTTGAGATTAGTTCCGATGCAGTCATAACTTGTGAAATAATATCCATCTCTTGTTCAATTCTAGCACTAGTATGAATTAGTCCGTGGATGCAATCACCTAAGTTAATAATATTTAATCTAGCCACATTATGTGTCTTACAATATTTAATAGTATTGTCTAATAGGATATTTAATCTTTGTGCAGCAACATCACTATTATAAGTATTATAGAAATTATCACACTCAACACCAATATGTAAATCACTTAGTAATAATACTGCTTCCGATTTAACATTTACAACTCTACTAATTGTAGGTGCAATAGTAGGCAATAATGGTAAGTCTTTCATTGCCTCTTTCATTTCACTTCTAAGAGCCTCTAGTCTAGCATCCTCACGCATAGACCTACGATATGAGTTCATAATATCTCTATACTTAGTTTGCTCTTTATATAACTGTTGTATCTTAGCATCAATTTCATTCTCAACTTCACTCTTAGATGCTCCACTATCAATCATCTCAGCAATCTCTACAGTAGGTGCTGTTCTTGATTGTAGTTTACCTTCCTTAGCAAGTCTATTTTTAACAAAGGTTCTAAGGTTCTCACCTGATGACCACCCTAATTCTAAAGATAAATCATCCCAACATTTCTTACCTATAACCTCTCGATAAGCCTTACCTATTTCATATACCTCATCTTTTGTATAGCAACCAGTTGACTTATTAAATGTTGCTAGGTAATCATAAAATTCTTTATTTGTCATTAAGTGTCTCCTCTTCATCTACAATTTCAACTTCATCAAGTTGTTTTTCCTCTTTGGTTGGTTGTATCATAAGACTATTTATAATATCCAATATTTTCTTACTTGACTCCTCAGTAAACTTAGGCGAGTTATCAAGACTAATATTATTTTGATTGACTTGAATAGTTGGTTGTGAACTAACCCCATTAAGAGTGTTTGTATAGCCATCATTTGCTTTTTGTAAGACATTGATATAAGCAATCAAGTCTTTGTCAGAAATCTTTTCAGGGCTATTTAAAACACGTTTAAGTGCCTCATCAGTAGCACTATCTAGGATGCCTATATTCTTAACAATTCTTGCCATATTCTTCTTTGCAATATTTTGGTTGAACATTGCAATGATATTATTTAGGTGGTCAGGGTCTTCAATATCAATAGCCTCATCAACTAGTGCATTTAATTTTTGATTATACTTGTCATCTCTAGTTATTATCTCATTCTTATCTTTCTCTTCCATTATAATAACTCCTCGTATATCTCATTTATTTTAGATGCCAAGGTTTTAGATGCACGTTCCTTAACTGGACTTTTTAAATCTACTATTGTATTCTTAACTGCACTTTCAACTATAGTAGATGGTGTAAATCTATACTTAATTTGGTTATTGTCTACACAAATAGAAAGTACTCCTATGCCAATGTCAATATCAGTAATAGTCTTATTGTTTAGATGAGTATCTAGTACATCATCACAAATAATATATAAAATTTTATTAACCAACTTATCAATAACATCATCAGATATATTGGTTAATGTTTTTAAATCATCTTGTAGTGAATACATATCATCACCTCTTTATTTTTAATCTCCATAATTGGTAAGATGGTTTTCTATTTATTAGATAACCACACGCTTTTTCCAATTGATTTGAGTAGGATATAAACGACTTTTCCAATCTTTCTAATACCCTACTCTCTAGTATTTTTTCCTTATCAGTTGTAAAGTTGTCTACATTCTTTTGAAAGTCCAAAAGATATTCTTTAAAATCACTGTATATCATTTATATAATACTTATCCAATACTTCACATACTTTACCATATAGTAGTTCAATTTGCTTGTATTGTCCCTTTGGTACATTTACCAACATATTTAATGCTTTTTGATAAGACATCTTTTCAACTTTAACATACTGATATACTAATAAGGTATTTATAACTAATTGTAACTCCTCTTTTGTTGGTATAGTTATTGTCATTCCACCAAAATACTCTAATAAATATAATAGATTTTGTTTATCTAATATATAGGCTAATTCCGATAGAGTAGCATATTCAGGTACTTGCTTCATTTGGAATAACGTGAACAATACCAATGAATATACATCAACACTTCTAAGTGCTGATATGTCCTTTCTAGTATTTGACATTAAGCACTCCCCCTACAATCTTCTCTAAGCATTGAGCACACAATGTCCTCACATACTTCATTTTTTGTTTTTAAATAATTAACATTTTCAACAAATGCTCTTTTAACTCTTCTTAATAATAATAAAACATAATCCTTAAACATAGCACTATCTAAATGCCAACATATAACCTCATCTTTCTTATGTAGATTATTTATGAATGTTAGCATTATAGATATACTTAAATTATGTTTTACTTGTTCATCTAAGGTATATGCAGTTTTCTCAACTACCTTGTCAATAAGTGTAGGTAAATCCCTTATTTCCTTCTTAACATCATTGCTAAGTATAACTGTGTTTGTACTGTCTACTTCATCTCGTAACTTAGACATATAAGCATTTACATCCAATGTTGTCTTTTTGTTCTCATCTTCAGTTAAATAGTCATCAAACACAGTCTTGTACTTTTCACTTAATTGCCAACGTATTTTTCTCTTTAATAAAACAGTGTCAACATAGTTTTTAACACTCTTTATAGGTGGTAGATTTTGCTCATTGTTAACTAATCTAAAATATAGCCACTCAGCAAGATATATAGAGAAATTATCATAGTCACTTTCGTAGCATAATATCTTATGTGATTTTGAAATACTATACACGATAAAATATAAGTACTTAAAGATTAAATTTTTATCGTTTTCAGTTAAATCATCTCTATATACATTTTCATCTACATACTTGCACATATCGACTATCTTTAAGTCTTCTATTCTATCAAAAAGCATATAACTACCTCCTAATGAACTATACTACTTATTCCACTTGAGTTCTTTTCTACAATAATCTCACTATCAATAGGTAGTACTAATTCATCACTATGATGTGATATTACAAATGTACTTTCAATATCTACTAGACTTGTTGAGATTAAATCCATTAAGCCTTTACAACCTACATTATCCAAATTATCCGTAATTTCATCTAGGAATAGAATGTTTGAAGTAAATCCTAAATATTTGCACATCATATCTCTAATTGCAAACTGGATGATAATATCTACCTTTTGTTTTTCTCCACCAGATAGTAATTCAAACTCTTTGCCACAGTAAGAAATACAAATATCATTCTTTACTTGCTTAATTTCAATATCTTGTGAGCCAAAAATATGTGTACAATATTCCTTAGCCTTATGCTCAATATAAGATAATATATCAACTAGTAAATATCCCCTAAAGTCTCTCTTAGTTAATGTATCCATTTTCTTAACTACCTCAAGACTTTCAGTAAGACTATCAAGTTCCTTATTATTATACAATAATTTATTTTGTAATAACACTACTTTATCTTGTTGTTCTTTTAACTCAGTATTTAGTTTCTCTAATTCCTTAGTGTAGTGTTCTATTAGTGCTTCCAATGTTGCAATACTAATATCTACTTTATTTAATTCTCCTTGACAAGCATTTACATCTCTATTTAGTACTTGCTCATCATTCTTTAATTGTGCTAACTCACGTTTATTATCTTGAGTAGATAAATCATATGTGTGTGACATATCATTAAGTAGATTAGTGTACTTATCCATTATACTTGACTTTATTGCTTTCTTATCCTCAATTGTATGTAGTAGATTTTCTAATTCTACCTTTTTATTCGTGGTATCAATCTTATGTACATTAGGTAACTTTTGACCACACATAGGACAAGTATCTTTAACCTTGTCTAGTTTAATAATTTCAGTGGATAATGTATTATACTCAACATCAAGTTTAGTTATCTCTTCACTGATGCTTGCTACACTTTGAGCACACTCATCTTGTACTGCCTTGTACTCATCTCTAAACTTATTATCATTATCACTAATTAAATTTGTCAAATTTTCGATTTTTTCTCTCAAGATGGTTAATCTATCATTCTTTTCCTTAAAGTCCAAGGAAAGTGAAATTTTAAGGGTCTCCTTGTCTTTTAAGTCTTGCTCATAATTAGACTTAGTTAATTCTTCTATATTATGAGTTAACTTTTCAATTTGATTATTGCAGTAATCTAATGCAGTAGAATTTGCAATATTATCCTTCTCAATCTCATTCTTTCTATCATTCAACTTATTTAGTCTAGCATAAATTCTATTCTTTATATCTTGTATCATAAAGTCAGAACGTGTTAGTGTTTCCAACTTTTCTTTTCTACCAGCAGGGGTATTTTTTGTGAATGAATAAGGTAAACCTTGTCCAAGGATAATAACGGATGAAAGTAATTCAAAGGATAAGTCAGGTAAATGTTCACTAAGGATATTCTCACTTGCCATTATACCCTTACCACTAATATCCTTACCATCCAATGAGATTTTTAAATCAGTCTTATATACACTATGATTTTTGTATCTAGTGATTACATAGTGCTTTCCATCTACATAAAAATCTAAGGTTACAAAGCATCCACCAGTTGTAAATATATTCTCAATTCCACTTTTAGTTCCTTGGATAGTTTGACCAGTTAATGCCCAACTTATTGCTGATGTTAATGTGGACTTACCACTACCATTACTTAATGCTCTATCCATAGGGTTCTTATTTCTACCCTTAATTAAGCAAAAGCCTTTATTCCTTAAATCAACCTCAGCATCACCAAAGGATAAGAAATTATGTAATATAACTTTATTGAATACACATCTCATTACTTACACACCTCATTTAACTCTTGTACTACTACTGGAGTATCACCTATAACATTCAAACAAAATTCTCTAAATTTAACTAAGTGATTTACTCTACCTAGTTCTACATCAGTTTTATCCTCATCAATAACTGTTTCATTTAATGTATCGGAGAATTTATAATTTACAATGTTAGGCATTGTCTTAAGAAGTTGTCTAATGTCTTCCATTAGGGACACCTTAGTTGAAATAGATACAACTGCATTAGCACCAAGTCTTGCTAACTCACTCTCAATCTTTAATCCCTCACCAATATATAAGTGATAGAAATTTAAAGCATATGGATTTTCATAGTAGTCTACTTGTAATGTATCAGTATCTACAACACAAGCATAATGCCTATATGCAAACGCATCCTCAGTAAACCTTTGACCACATAAGTTTCCTAAATTGATAATGGTTTCCTTATCATTCAAAATACCACAATTGTGGATATGCCCATTGATAAATAGATTACAGTTTTCTTCAATCTCTTTTAGACTAAATCCAGTAGTATTTAAGAACCCTTCATACCTAACATCTTTTAAGTCATTATGTGATATAATAATTCTCTTATCACATTTGTGCCCAAATGTATCAATATATTCTTTTAATGGCTTAATGTTATCATTATCCATATATGGTAAAAAGAATACCTCAGTGCCATTAGCATCAAATGATGAACAAGTGCTAATTACCTTTCCAATACTAGATAATACATTTAATGAGTTCATTGATAAGTCATCACTTGTAATCTCGTGATTTCCTACTAAAAAGTATTGTGGTATATAGTCACACCAATAGACTTCATTTAAGGCAGTTATTTCCTCAGCATTGATATTGCTTCTATCAAAGAAATCACCACCACAAATAATTTTATCACACTTTGTTTTTTGTGCTAAGTGTTGTACCCAATTAACACTATCAATTAAATGCTCTAATCTTGTAGAGTATTTATAACCTCTACCATTTACAATACTATATGCAGTACACCAATGTACATCAGTATATATACATAATTTCAAATTATCACCTCATTAAAATCCTAAATGAACCAATGCTCCAACACCAAAGAATAATGATACTACGATTACCTTGACAATTACTGTTGCTATAACGGATGCAAAATCACTAGCACCACCATCAGTATCTTTAGTGCTTATCTTTGTTGTAAATAAATCAAATATAAGGATAAGTCCATAACATTGCCAGTACTGGAATGTATAACTAAAGATTGGTCCTACAAACCAATTGAATAAATTTAATACTACAAATGAACTGTAGAATGATACTACTATTGTTAAAATAATTCCTAAAATAACTGCTAATATATTTTCTTTTCTATATTTCATAATAATCTCCTTATTGTAAATTTCTTGATTGCTTAGCCAATTCTCTATATTCTTCTTTTACTTGTTGAATATTAGACCTAATATCTTTTAGTAATTGTCTCATTATCTCCTTGTCATACTGCTCATTACTTTTCATAACAGTAATTACAGTATCTAATTCTTTCTCAAGTTCACTAAGTCTAACATCAATAGATTTTAATTTGTACTCATATTGTTCTTGTGTCATACTCTATCTCCTATGTGTTCTATTTTTAAATAGTTCAATAAACTTAGGTAAATCAATATTATTTTCATATCCATCAATAACTCCTAAAGTGTACCACTCATCTCTTGCTTTTGAGAATTTCATAAGTGATACATTAGTACCAAATTTATGAATACAATAAATGAAATCCTTAGGTAACTTACCTAGTCTTTGTTCAACATTTTGAATTAAACTAGTTGTATCATTAAAGGTAAATTCATATGATGGATTGCTTTCAAAGATTAAATCTATATGTTCTCTAAATACCATTCTCTTCCTCTTTCTTACAATAGTTACTTAAAAATTCTCCACACGTTGTTGCACTTGCTTCAAACCATACACTATCATAAGGCACTAAAATTTCGCCTTTATTTGCTTTTCTTTTCCTTACCCAAAATCTTATCGTGGATGGGATAGAAACTAAAAATATGCCAAATATTCCAAATAATGTATTTTGAATTGTATGTCCAAACTCGTGGGCAGATAGGCTATCTATGGACTTACCATCCCTAATAAACATATTACCTAAAGTAAATCCACCCCAAAGTTTACCTACCTTGAAACAATATGACCAGTAATATTTTTGAGGATTTTGTCCACCAAACCACATAAAGACTGTTGTAAGTAATCCAACAAGTGTTAGTGGTAGACACCAAGTAAACATAAGTAAATAATATAACCATCTATGCTTAGCAATAAACATAGTCCACTTAAGTGTTAAGTTGAATAAAAATTTGCCACATTTAGTAAAATTATATTCCATAGTATATCTCCTTATATAGCAAGAATTACACTAAGTCACCTAGGTCATTAGTTTCCACAACTACTTTACCTAAATATAAATTACTACCATCAATTGACTCCATATATAACTCATCACCTTTTACAAAGTAACATTCAGTATGAGGTAATAGTAATGTAGTATCTACAACCTTACCACTTTTAACCTTAATAAAGTGCTTTAAATTATATCTATTTTCCATCCTTATTTTTCTCCTTTTCATTTACTCTATCTTTTACATAGGTACTACTAAATGGATGCTTTCTTGGTAAGTATACAATCTCTTTTCCAAGACCTCTAACTATATCATCACATTCCCATCTTCTACCAATGTAGTCCTCACCTAAGAAGTAAACATCAAAATCTAGGCTCAACAACATATTCTTTGCATCATCTACATTGGTGTAGGGTATAATTTCATCAACCCACTTAATTGCTCTTAACTGCATATATCTTTCATAAATGCTTTGTATTGGTTGTTTATATGTAGGACAACAATGTAGAGCAATAATTAAGTAGTCACATTGTTTCTTTGCTTGCTCAATAGCAATCATATGCCCAGTGTGTAGTATATCAGCAACCATAGGATAAATTCCAACTTTCATATGTTATCATTCCTTTCTAAATTTACTACTTATAATCTTTGGTACTGCTGTAGCCCAATCTACTGCGTGATGGTATCTCATATGTGAGAACTCCTTAACGGACTCACCTAATGTACTAATCTTAGTACAACTTGGATTTAGCATAACACTATAGAAAGATTTTACATAAGTACCATACTTTTGATATGCTTCAGTGATACCACCACTATTTTGTTGTGTGGTCATTTGATGTAACATAATGTCTCTAGTGGTTAGCATAACTTTACCTAGTTTACCTTCTTGTACATACATATTTACATCATCATTAAATCTACCATAGAACTTAACTGGATTATCTACTTTAATGAAAAATGAGTTCATTACTTTTCTCTTTACTTGCTCTCTCCACATAGAAGAGGTAATACCACCAATAAAATCTCCTTGTTGTGCAAAGCAAACTGTGTAGATGCCAGTTTCTTCTAAGAAGTTAATATACTCATTACATACTGCATCAAAATCACCAACCCACTTAGCACTAAATGTGCCATCTTCTTTAATGTAGCGTTGTTTCAATTCAGTATAGTCATCTTCAAACTCTAAGAAGTATTTAAGTCCCATTTCTTTAGCAATTATGTTAACAGCATTTCTAGCAAAGGTGATTACACCTCTTCCACCAAAGTTATCCATAATATCAAAGGTTTTCCCAATTTCTTCTTTATTAAACATAATGACTTTATCGTGTCCAAAGTTTTTATAGTAATCTTCGGCTTGCTTATCCTCATTATCAATAATAATATACCATTTACCAGTATAATTTACTCTCTCAAGCAATTTAACTGTATGCACTTTATTTGCTCTACCGTGAGATAGAATAAATATGGCAAAATCATCTCTCATATGGGCACCTACTTCCTATTAGCAAATTGGTTCTTATTATCACCAACTGCAACTCCAGTCTTGTCCATAATCTCCTTGATATTCTTACTTAACTTGACATAACCATTTGCAATTGCATCATCAAAATCAATAATAACTAATGCACTTTGCTCCATAAGTTCTTGCATCTCTTTTGAAGCGTGAGCATAGTAATCAGCAATTAACCCATAGTTAAATATGATATGTCTAGTTGCAGCAAACTGTAAAAACTTCTTTTCCTCATTAGTAACATTAGATTGACTTATCTTATACATAAGTTCGTTGTACTTGTTTAGTCCATAACATTCATCTAACTTAGGACATACTGCATTAGGTAAATATTGAGGGATACCAACCTTTGTGGTATACATCTTCTCTTCTTCAGTTTCTTCTACATCAAATACATCATTTAACTTTACTAATCCCATAAAAACCTCCATTTTAAAATATCTACTACTATTATATGTCTATTTTTATTATTTGTCAACTATAAAATATTACAAATTACATAATCAACTATATATTCATTTGGTAATAACCCAATCTTTAACTCATAGTCTATGTTTGTTAGTAACTTATATGCTTTTACTAACTCAGTTGATGTGTATGGGTTATATTTCTTAATTGCTATATATTGCTTTTGTGAAATATTTAATCCCTTATAATCCTTTGTACCCATCTTAACATCTATTGCTAATTTAAACTGCTTAAGTAATGATGTGACTAAGCCCATAGGCTCAATGTCTATCAGTTTAATTGCTTCTAAGACATCTATAATTTCTTGCTTACTCTTTTTTGATATTGCAGTAACTAAATTAAACATTGTTAGGTTTGTAATATCATCATATCCACCATCATTATTTATTAAGTCAAATATTGCATCTCTTTCATTCATCGGAAAGATGGTTATTTTATTTATTTCATTCTCAAGTCGTAATTGATTATTACCAAGTAAATTTACTAGCCATTCAATCTTTCTTTCATTTACACCCTTTAAACTTACTCTAGCATAATCAAGCATTTGCCAAGTCTCTACTTTAGGGAATTTGATTGTCTCTAGGTCATCATTATTGGTGACTTCTTTACAAATAATAAAACAAAATAACTTATAAAATGAACGTGGTATTTTATCTGTTAATTTATCTAACTGCAAGACATATATTCCACCATCATCATAATCCCCTAAAGACATTAAATCTTGTAGGTCATCAAGTTCGTTTAAGTAGGTTATTGGATTATTTGTACATTGTGCTATGTGATTTACATATTGTAAAATAATACTGTTATTATCATCATATACAAGTGCATACATTTGAGGCTTTACACTATTATTTAATACATTCTCTTTAAACAATCGTATATCCATTATTTCCACCCAATCTCTTTTCTAGCATAATATAAATCCAATAATATCTTAAACACATTGAATAGGCTAACTGCATCTTTACTAGTAATTTCTTCAACCATAAGCACTGAGTCTTCTAACTTACCAGTATTTATAATCATTCGTTGTTCTACTGGTAACTCATTTTCTCTAACTAGAACATCATATGCACTTACTTGCATTTTTTGGTCAATGCCAATAGACTTACTTGTCTTTATATCAATGATAGTCCATTTGCCATCAACCTTACAATAAATATCTAATAAGCCCTTATAGTGGTAAGTTTCACTAAATAGTTCCTTCTCAATTTCTATATCCGTTATGGTATGTTCTTTTTCCCATTCTAAATAACGATAAAAGGCTTTTTCTGCAGTTTCTAAGTCTTCATCACTATATTCTTGGGGTATCTCAATTTCTTGCTTTAAAAGGTGAGATTGTATTATCCTATGGATAAGTTCTCCTATCCTTGCTGAGTGATTTACTTCAGTATCATAATCTTTTCCATCAAGTCCTAGACTATTCGCCCATTTAACTAAAAATGGCTTGTCAACTTGACCTACAATTGTTGTAGCACCAGGGTACCATTTTTTATCTACTTTCATTCTCTACCCCCAAAGATTTATTAAATAGTTATTGATTAAATCTTTTTTCTTAAGTGTACCCATATTTAATCTATTTGAGTATGTATTAGTAATATCATATAATGATAAATAACTACTATCTTGTATACATAATTCTTTTAGCATATGAACCATTATAAGAAAAAATACTTGTATATTTATTTTATCATAATTATCATCAAAATTAAATTTATCAGTTATAGATAGTGCATTAGATAAGTTTGCAGTTTTAATCTTGTGGATTACTTTATCACATAGTTCGAAGATTGCTTTAATATCTTGTCCAATGAATAGATTTACTTTACCTACAGTATCTACTAGTGACAATACAAGTTCTCTATTATCGCTATCTATAGCAAATTCAACAAAAGGCTTTAAGTAATCTTTTGAATACCTATCGAAGGTATATGTAACACATCTATTTAATATAGTAGGTAGTAACATTTCTCTATTTTCAACTAATAGACAAACCCATCCATTTTGTTTATATTCCTCTACAAACTTTAACATAGCATTTTGTTTCTTCTCATTAAGTTTTAAAGTATCTATAACATATAATGTTGGAAGCGGTCTATTTGCTAATAAGTCTAATGTATCACTAACTAAACTATCCGTAATGTCGATTAGTTCTAAGTTAAATTTAGTTGCTATATTTTTACTTAGCATATGTTTTCCACATCCAAATGTACCCTGTAAGATAAATGCTTGTGGTAACATTTGTAATGTCATATTTTCAAAAATACTGCTTAAGCGTGGTTGTCCTTCGAGTAACATTTAAACATCCCCCTACTGTATGCAATAAATTTAACCTCTAATGTAGACTTGAGATTTCCATCATACTTTGAATTATATTTTAACTCTAATAATTCATTTAATAGTTTTGAAAAATACATATCTCCGTTCTCAATACCTACTGTATAGTTTACATCATTCAAATACATTTGCGGTATCTTTGTTATGGTTAATGTCTTGAACTTTAAATACTTAAATAAGTCTAAGACAAATTCAATATATGTATCTAAGAATAGTCTTAAATCATTACCACTATTAAACAAGTCCTCAATAATTGTTATGATTGTTTCAGCATTACCATCAATAATAGCATTAGTTAGTTTAAAATTATTCTCATATGAGAAATTACCTAGTGTATCTAAAGTTGTTTGCATAGAGAATACAGTTGAATTAAAACTTACCTTTTCTAGCATTACAATTGCATCTCTCATACCACCATTGGCTAACTTGGAAATGTAGTCAATAGACTCTTGATAATTTGTAAATCCCTCACACTTACAAATGTAATCTAATCTATCCCTAATCATATCCGTAGGTATTTTAGTTAAATTAAATCGCATTACACGATTTAAAATTGTTTGTGGTATCTTTTGTGGGTCAGTTGTGCAAAACATAAAAATAGTGTACTTAGGACATTCTTCGAGTGTCTTTAATAATGCTTGCCAACTTTGTGAACTTAATGAGTGGCACTCATCAATAATGAATACTTTGTACTCCGACCCATCCATAGTTCTATTATGAGCATCTTCAATAATATCCCTAACATTGTCAACTCCACTATTGGATGCAGCATCAATCTCTATTGGGGAACCTAGATTATTATTGATAGCATTAGAAAATGCTCTTGCTACAGTTGTCTTACCAGTCCCACTTGGACCAGTAAATAAATAACAATTGGATATTGACTTAAGTTCTAATTGTCTCTTTAATATCTCTACAACTGATTTTTGTGAGACCATTTCATCTAATGTCTTTGGTCTATATTTAACTGCTAATGACATTGCCATCTAATATCACCTACATTTCACTAATTATCTTTATTTCAGTTAATGGAAACCACCCCTGAAAGTTATCTTCAATTTTAGATGGGTCAGTATTATATCCAACTCCATTAACCTTAATCATACTTGATACCTTATTAAGCACATCTACAATATAGTATCTACACTTAGGCACAATACCTCTATTCCAGTTAATTGCTATAACAGTATCTTTCTTGTACAATGTATCTTTTAATTCTACTAAGTAACACTTACTAACATCAACTCTTATAGATTTATTTTGTTCAATCTTATAACAAGTATCATTTAATTTTATTGCACTTGTTTTTGCTAATTCATTCTCTAACTGTGTGGACATTTACTCACCCCTATAGGTAACATTTAAGGTTAATGTTATTGCACAATTAAGTAATGCAATTAAAGGGTATCTTCTAATCAATGTATAAATATCCTTAGTGTTCTCAGTATAGTTGTAATACATTAGTGTCATAATCCCTTGTTCCGAAAGAGGTACAAATCGACTTAGTATCATATAGGACATTATACCCAATGAACCAATTGCATCTCGTTTGCTTGCATCTTTTATTCTATAGGATTTACTTGCATACCAAGTATAGTTACCAACTTCATCATACTTATCACCATATGGAGTATATACCTTTACATTATTCACACAAGGCTCATAGTAACTATGCTTAGATACTAAATGTAATAATCCTACAAGGGCTAAGGTTGTATTATCAATTTCATTCTCAGTAGTGTAGTCCTTTACTAATGTGCATAGATTATTATACACATCTAAACTGTACTGTGCTAGACCACCATCATAAGAATACTGGTACTCCGATGTATAAGGTGCATCAAAATATCCACTCGATAATAACCAAGTTGATAAGTCGTTATAATCCTTTTCATCCTTAATATTAGTTTTTAGTATGTTTAATATTGTATCTCTTGTTGTATAGTCTCTATTTTCCATATAACCCTATTTATTGACCTTTCCTTGCATTTTTATATTTAATACGATAAATAAGCCAACCCACAAAGTAAAACCTAATTAAAGGCAAATATTGTTGGTTGGCTTTAATTGTTGGTGATACTATTTCTTGGCAATCTTTAATGAGGTATCAACACGAGTAGTGTAGAAATCCTTTAAATCAGTTGCTAATGATGGGCTTTCCTTTAAGGTCTTATTTAATGCAGTTGTATTGATACTTTCAACTACATAAGACTTAAGGTTTTCATCACCCTTTAACTTAGTCATAAGTGAGCGTTCATCATTATAAAGGAACTTAGTACTGTAAGATAAGGTTACATTGTATTCACCATACTCACCCTTCTTAACTCCATTCTTCTCAAGTTCACTTACAATCTTAGCATTTAATTCCTTAAGTGCCTTTTGCTCCTCATCAAGTCTAGCCTTCTTAATGAAGTACTCCTCTACCATTTGTTCTAGTTCAGTTTGTTGATAATCAAAAATTGTGTTTTCCATAGTTTTTACCTCCATAATTTTCGTGTTTTCCATAAATTTTACATCAATAATTTTCATCATCAATTATATTATATCACTAAAATAGGAAAAGTCAACTAAAATTTTTTATAAATCCCACAATTTTTTAAAATCTATGCCATACTTTTCTTCTAGGTCTACTTCTTTATACTCACCATTTTCATAGATAGTTGTTGTAGGTATATCTTCTATGGTTAGTCTATCTAGTTCCCTAAACTTGTCAATTTCAGTTGGACTAATGTTAATTTGTTGTAGATATTGATTAAAACAATCTTCACACAAATATGCTACCCAACCTTTTGTACAATATCTAACTGGCTTGCCACAATTTGGACAATAACACATAGATAAAAGTTCATATTTTCTTAAAACATTTGAAATTCTCTTAGTTGCATCTGCATATAAGCATAATTCACCATATTTTTCTTTTATTTGTGTAAATCGTAGTGCATCTTTCCACTTTAAGTGTTTATTATTCTTCTTATCCTCTTTGTAGGCACTCTTTATGTCTTCTAATAACTGTTTTCCAAAGGCTACTTGCCATCCATAAGGAAGATTGTCATATTCCGTAAATCCATACCCACAAAATTTACCAGTCCATACATTATATACCTTTAGGAATGGGTATTTTAAGCATAAAAAGAAGTTTTTAACTTTAGTTAGTAACTTTTTCATAGGGTATAGTACCTCCTAGTTAATAATATCGTTAGAGTTTCCTTTACTCTCTCTAAATTTTGCTAAATACATCATTTCTTCAGGGGTTACAAAGGTAGCAATCGCATTGTTTAAGTCAGTTACTTCAAATGGGCTATATTGTATCTCAACGCACTCACTTCCTACCAAGGAAAGATAGGTTAATGTACAAGAATATCCAGCCTCACATAATACTTGTAACTGCTTTTTTACAATTTCCCAAAAATCATTGGGGAAAAATCTTTTTTCTAGGGCAATCTTTCCAACTTCCATAATTACTTAGCCTCCTCTTTAAGTTTTTCTACCAAAAATTTCATCATTTTCTCATCTATTACATAGTAATTAGGTGTATTAGGAGCAAAATTAAATGCCAAACAAGAATTATCAAGTCTCATAGCAAATGCTTCACCCTTATTTTTAGTTAACCACTCACGTTTTATAGAAAAGGACTCTTTTTCAGTCAAGGTAGTCTTACACTCAACTAAAAGGGATGCATTTTTGACAATTACATCCCCCTTAGAAAAGTTACCACTACCACTGCTAGAGTTTGCATATCCATCAAATAACTTCGCTACATAATTTTCTTGTAGTGAACTGTAATATCTAGTGCTATCAGTGTTAGTATTCTTCATTATTATTCTCCTAGAGAACTTGTCTTTGCATCATTATATTTAATTTCAAATCCAAGAGGTGCTAACTCACTTAGTACTTCCTCTACCTCATAAGTTGTAACTCTATGGTCTAAGCATAGGTTAGCAAAGTCTCTTGTATAGGCATCATATAGTAATTCAATTACACTTTCAAATACTTCTCTTTTCATATTCTATTCACCACCTAATTCTCTATTAGGAATACTCTCATCTTCAAGGTCAAATTCCTTTTCAACATTGATACCTAACATTTGTTCAAATGATTTAATATTAGGGTCATCTTGCTTAGATAACAATTCATATACCTTGTTATATAATTTATTCCATACATCTTTATGTTCAGTTAGATATGCCTTTACCTTAGGCATACCATTTATTTTAATTTGCTTACCATTTTCATCTACTAAATAAGCACCAGTGTCAATATCAAGGAAACTATACCAACCACCATTCTTATCAATTAGACCAAAGTGTGTCGCAACATCAATTGTGTCGTGTAATATATCAATACCCTTAGTGTAGTTTAAATGACATCTACCTAATTTTCTATCCCATCTACAAAACTTAGTCTTTTGTACTGCAACTTCAATAACGTGTCCTGCAGGGCTTTCGGCAGTACTCTTTAAGGTATTACCATCTTCATCAAAGTAGTCACCACGCTTAAACTTTAATCGTAATGAGCACGCTCTCTTCCAGTATGTTCCACCACCAGTAGTCTCAGGATTACCATAGCCACTAATATTCATAATCGTACCATTGATACCAATGAATGTAGTATTGTATCTAGCAAATAATCCAGTACTTCTTCTTACGAAATCACCAAGTGCCTTTGCAAGTGTACCCATATCCTTTTTAGTAAGTGACTCCCCATTTACTTGTTGTGTTGCAATAGCCGATAAACTATCAAAGATAACTAATCCAATTTCTCCACTTTGGACATACTTAATTACAATGTCAAATTGTTCTTCAGCACATTGTCCTAGGGGTGAAATATAGATTGTTAAAATATCCTTATCATTCATATCATACCCAGTAGATTTTAATGCCCATCTAGGCTTTGCAGTATGCTCAGCATCTACAAATAAAATATGTCTACGTTGGTCAACTGGTTTTAGTTTTTCTTTTCTAATGTAATTAGCTGCTATTAGAAATGCACCAGTAGTTTTTCCACTGCCTTCAGGACCTGAGAACTCAATAAAGCAACCTTCAGGAATTGCATTATAGGTACAAAAATCAAGACCAGGTGTACCTAAAGAAAATGTTGGTGTATCCTCTTCACTAGGCACTCCAATTCTTGCAATGCCTTCCATACCATACTCTTTAGCAATACTTTTTGTTATACTATCTAAACTCATTAAATATCTCCTTAATTATCATAATCATTACCAACTGCAAATCTACTACTATAATCTTTTTCATTCATTCTCTTAGTTAGTATCTTAGATAATGTCTTAATCATTTCATTTGCACAGTCTAATTTTGCTTTAATAATTCTAAAACTTCTTGAGTATATTGAGTTTACAACTGAGGCATTTGTAGATACACTTTCAGCATTTAACTTGTGGTCATCAATAGTGTACTTTACACCAAGTTGCTTTGCTTCAATTTGACTTTGTAGATAACCATCGGAATAAATAATCCTTTGGTTTGTTTTTGCAAAATCTTCATATAGCCCTAATTCTTCACAATTAGCACCAATAAAATACATTGCATTAGTTAATTGCATAAAGTAACTCTCTATAATCGAGTCAGGAACATTATCCTTATAGATAACATCCTCTTTAATATAGTCCATTAGTTCATCTAACTGTGATGTATAAGATTTTACAATATCATCACTAATGTGCTTTATTTGAGTTATTGAACTATCAACCTCATCCTTAAGTTTTTCTATTTCACTTAGGTCTATTGGGTTATTTGGACTTCCAATTCCATCTAAATCTATTGTGTTATTTGCCATAGACTACACCTCCTTTGTAATACTCATTAAGAATGTAAAATCACATTTAAAGAATGTTCTTTTCTTTCTAGCAGGGACTTGATATAATTTGTAATCATTTAATTCTAGGGATTTAGGAGAAACTGATTTTTTACCATCAAGTTTCATTTTCTCTATCTCACTTATGTTTACCCAAATGATTAAATCTAGTTCTACAAACCAAATAACAACCCCTGGGTATACTCCCTTTTTATCCTTGTACTCTAGTAGGTCATCATACTGTGTTAACCTAGCAAAATTAAATGTAGTATCGTGAGTAGTTTTACATTCCACTAAAAATAATCTATCATCATTAAAAGAGACTATATCACATATGTTTGATGATTGTCCCTTATATTTGCTTTGTTGGTCAGGTATTCTTATTGTAACTGAGCCAGGGAAAGAGGACTTTAAATCCTCTAACACCTTACCCTCAAATTTCTTACCATAATTAACTGCCATTATTCAATATTAGCCTCAGGTAATAGATTGCAAATCAATCCTCTAGTTAAAAGAATACCCTTTTTATTTCCAAATGAGAATGTTAGTAACTCTTCATTACAAGCCTCAAGTGTTGTCTTTAATTGCTTAATATCAATCATAGTCTTATACTCACCATCTAACTTTAATGATACATAAGGAACTAACTCCTTATTGTTGCTATCTGGAGTTTCAATGATTACACCATCATTAACAAACTTTAGTACACCAAAATCCTTTTCAAAGCCACCAATTGCATAGTTACATAATAATAGTCTAGCAAGTGCCTCTACTAAATCAGTCTTATTGATTGTAACAGTGTAATCATATACACTTGAAATCTTTGCTCTAATTGACTCTACTGGCTTTCTAAAACTCTCTAGGATAGTATCATTTGTAGGTGTAATATTTGTAATCTCAATATCATCATTCTCAAACTTTACCTTAGTCAACATACTTGTGCCATAAGCATCATATCCTAAAGTGAACTTAACTTCACCATCTTTGAATAACTTAAATAACTTCACAACCTTATCACTTAGTGTCATTACAACCTTTTGTGGTAAAGTAAACTGATTTACGCAAGCACCAAATGATGCAGTAAAGCAACCTTGCTCATCAACATAGTAAAATCTTTGGAAATCCTTTTTTGCATTAGCAATGTTTAAATCCTTACTATTGATTGTAGCAATGGAATTTAATGTATCAGCACTGATTAAGAAATCCATAGTAGGATTGTCAATTGTAATCTCAGGAACAGTGATTACGGAATTTCCATCATAAATGAATGGTAACTTATAAGTACCATTTGCCTTAACAATTAACGATACTTGATTAGTTGATAACTCTAATGTATCAGTAGTAATCTTAGATACTAGAGTTAAGAATAACTTAGCATCTACTAATGCTCTAAATGGTTCACTTTCAGTAACAGGTAACTTAACTCTTACATAATATTCCTTGTTTGTAATATTTAACTGTAAGGTATTACCTACAGTAACAATCTCTAAGGTGTCCTTAATCTTATCCATAATTCCACCATTATCAACTGCTGCTAAAATCTTGATTGATGCTTCTTTTAATTCTTTTACTTGTAAAATCATTGTTTTAATCTATTTCCTTTCTTTTATAAACCTAACATCTCATTAAATTGTTCATCTAATAATTCAATATGTTTCTCTCTAATTTTCTTTATTGCTTCATCTCTTGGGATAGGTGCAATGCCCTTATCCTTATCACCATTAACTAGTTTTTCTACCTCTTCTTGTACTTGTGTAGTAAGTTCATCATAATACCAACAAGGTACAACATAACAGTCACAAGCCATAGGTACATCTAGGTAAGGTTTAGCACTATCTACCATTACTTGTGCTAATCGTTTTTGTACTGCTTCAGCATTTCTCTTTGGACATTCTCCAAGAACTTCATCGTGTACTGTTATAAGTAACTTAAATCCTAGGTAATTTAATTCTTTATCCCTATAGATATTATTCATAGCAATCTTAGTGATTGTTGCAGCACCACCTTGAACTCTTGAGTTAGTTGTTTGTCTCTTTGCATTTGAAATCTTAATTGAGTTATTGAATAACAATATACCCTTTTCAAGTGCTTTTGCTTTTAACTCATTAAATGCTTTTTTACCTCTTGTAGTTTGTGCTTTTTCCACCCAACTAACTAATTCATCACTCATTTTATTTTCACAAATTAAATAAGGATTAAAACTAGATAATGCTTCCTTATCCTTATCAACGTATCTCGCAGTATATAGAGGAGCGTTAATGTCTTTTAAGTGTCTTCTACGACCATAGAAATCTTCAACATACTCATACTCTTTTACAAACTTATCATTATAATCAATCCATTGTTTAACCTTTGGGAAAGCCCTAAAGAAATTATCCATAAGTTCTTGACCTTCTTTTTCAGTCTTATTTATGCTTTCACCAACACTCTTTGCACCCATACCATAGGTAAGTGCTAGTAGTAATGTCTTTCCGTGCTTTCTTCTCTCTTTACCTGCTTTATTTTGATGGGTCTTATATCCACATACAACTTCTTCTCCATTGACTGTGATTTTAGTACCCTTTGGGTAAAATTCTAGGTTATCTTCATATTTATTATTATAGATATTTTGTGCAATTACTGAGTATAAGTCTTTTCCCTCTTTAAATGCTTGATACATCTTAGGTTCTTGGCTATAAAACGCAGTAAGTCTTGGTTCTTGGGATGAAAAATCGCCACCAACTATAACATATGGTTCACCTTTTGTAGTATCAGCCCTAAATAATAATCTAAGTTCTCTATTGCCTGAAGGAATATTTTGGAGGTTCGGGTCACTAGAACTATATCTACCAGTATCAGTTCCACACTGGTTAAAACTACAATGTATTCTTCCATCAACATTTACATTCTTAGGTAGTTTTTCAATATAAGTTGTTAGTAACTTATCAAACTCTCTAAAGGATAGTAATGCTTTACAAAATTTAACATCAGGATAGTTCTTAACTATGTATTCTAGTTCTTCTTCACCAGTACTACGAACTTTATCAGGATTTGGATTACCATTTTCTAGTTTTAGTATATCAAATAATAATATTGCTAATTGAGTAGGTGACTTAATGTTAATTGGATTACTTAATTGTTCATTCTTAGACTTACTATACTTACCATTTTCTTGTAATGTTCTATGGTTTGCTTCTTTAGTATGTCTCCACTCATCAATTATAGTATCATATGCCTTTAATTCATCATATACTTGTGCTTCAAGGTTGTCTCTAATTGGCTTGTATTTAATACTTAGTCTCTTAGCATACTCATTGTCAAATTCAACACCATTTAACTCCATCTCAGCAGTTACTTCTACTAATGGCATCTCAACTTCACTAAATAATTTATATAATCGTTCGTTCTCTTTGTGAGAGAATTGTTCTACTTGATATTCATATAATAAGTATGTCTCATATGGGTCAGCGGCTGAATAAATACCAAAAATCTCAGGTGGTATAAATTCATAAGGTATTGTACCAAATAACTTTTCAATATTGTAATCTTTTTGTGACCTATCAATTAAGGTTGTATATAATCCTTTTAGTGAGTGGTCACCAGTTTCATTAAACACATATGCTGCTACCATAGTATCCCAACTAATAGGTAGTTTTACTTTACAAGTCATCTTTAGTACTTGATAATCGAACTTTGCATTATGGTAAATTACTTTAACATTAGGTTTTAATTGTAGTAATGCTTTTCTAATATCATTTTCAGTTAATTGAAAATCTAGTCTTTGCTTCGTATCAACATCAACGTGGTTTACTGGTACATAAGCAGGCTTCTTACCTTTAACATAGATACATAGACCCATTAGTTTACAAGTCAATGGGTCTACACTATTATTAGTTTCCGTATCTATTGCTACAATTCCATTCTTATTTGCTAAATCAATATACTCACAAAGTTCTTCATATTTATAAATTATATTTGTATTATCTACAAATTTATATAGTACTTTATGTACTTCTTCTAATATATATTGTAATTTAGTTTGAATAGATAGTTTTTTATTCTTTAGAACTTTAGACAAATCCAATTCATTATCTTTTGTTAATTTTTCAAGAATTTCCTTATCCTTATTCTCTTCAATTACAATTTCATCTCCCCATAATGATTGAAATGTCTTCTTTTTCATAATTCTAGTATGCTATCCTTCTAGGTCTATCTTGTGTAGGGAATGGATTTTCCTCGGCTTGTGCCATTCCTTGTGTAGGATTTTGTGGTTGTTGTGGCATTTGCCAAGTTTGTTGTGGTTGCATTGGTGTAACTGGAGTTACTGGAGCAGTCACATTTGGTGTAGTCTCAACTGGATTGCTTGGTGTAGGTTGAGCATATGTTTGTTGAGGTTGAGCATAAGTTGTTTGCTCAGTTTGTGCTTGTGGGAACTCACCAGTTCTTAGGAATGTTGTAATATCCTCAAAACTCTTTTCCATATAGGAACGCTTGCATACATCAATCTTTTCTAACTCACTAAAATCCTTAGGATAATTTTGCTCATTATAAATTGTTGCATTAAGTGCTGGGATGAAACTATAAGTAGTCTTAGTATCACCCTTCTTGCCAGTTCTCTTTAACTTAAAAATGAAATTACTTAAGTCACCATATTCATTGATTAAGTCAATGATTTGTGCTGAGAACTTAGCAGGTCTCTCAAATACAAATGGACTAGGTACAGTCTTGCCAGTCTCATCAGTTAAATAAGCAATACCCTTTAAATAGAACTTATTTGCAGGCTTATAATTAGCATTAGATAAGGATGCTTTGCATAGTGGACAAGCATCAACACTATCGTGTTCACCTCTTAAGCAAGATACAGTTCTTCTATTACCATTAGATAATACTACTGAGTGTACTGTTGCATAGTCTAACTCTTGTAAACTCTTGTATGGTAATCTTACAATTAAGGTGTCACCATCATCCTTTAAATACTTACTTGCATACACTAAATTACTTGTTGTTCTTTCTGCTTCTTTCTTTACAAACTCTTCATAACTAAATTTTGCCATAATCTTTTTGTTGTCTCTCTTTCTTAATTTGTTTTGCTTTCTTCTAATAATCTTATGAATGTTTCTTTATCCAAAGAATTTACATCCTCACCAAAAGGTATTCTAACTATGTCTACAAATACATCTTTTCTAATATTCTTTATAAACCTTGCAGTTGCTTTCTTTCCTGCCTCATCACCATCAAATGCTAAGTAGTAATGATATATTGATGTGTTGTTTAAAATCTCATATTGATAGTCCGTTCCAGTTCCAAACAATGCTATTGCAGGTATTCCATATGAATAGCAAGTTAGAGCGTTAATTTGACTTTCCACAACAACTACATCTTTTATATCCTTCTCAATAACATAGTTAAGTAGATATACTGGTTTTTGTACATCCTTTGGAATATAAAAGGTCTTTCCTTCTACACTACGCTCAGTGTTAAATACATAATTGCCACGTTCATCCCATACTGGGAATACTATGGTCTTGTGTGATTGATTGTACTTAATCTTAAATTGCTTTATTACCTCCATTGTTAGTTTTCGCTGTGTCATATATGGATGATAGCCTACCAAGTCGTTTAAATCACTCTCGTAGACCTTGTTTTTTGGGCTTTCTTTGGGGTTTAATATGATAGGTGGTAAATTATACCCATCTTCATAAAAAAGCCTACCAAAGCGAGATATTAACCATTTCTCACCAAAATTAGTATCACTATCAAAGCAACCACCAATGAACTTTGCTAAGGTTCCTTTTTCACCACAAGTGAAGCAATGGAAACATCCATACTCCTTAGTTGAGTTAGGGTCACTTACAATACCACAAGAGTTATGACTTTCTCTACCATCACTATGAAATGGGCAAGGTACGGATACCCAAGTGCCCTTATCTATTATACAACTTAATTTTCCATTTGTCAACTCTTGTTTGCATTGATTTAAGATATTTAATATTGGCTCATCTATAATATAATTTCCTATAATTAAGTCCATTAGAATACATCATCTCCATAACGAGCATTTAAGTCCTCAATATCTTGTTGTGATGTAGGTGTATCACCTTCAACCTCAATATATTGCATTGTACCTAAATTTAGGTCAGTATAGTAATTAAGTAACTTTCCTACTTGACCACCATCTCGTGACTTAACAATTTGTAATTTCATAATATTTGGGTCATTCTTATCTCTAATGATACCCAGTACAAGAGTACTATCTTGTCCAATTCTATCGGCTTGTGCAATTTGAGACAAGTCAATCAATTCACTGTCATCTTCATTCTTAGTTCTATTCATTTGAGATACACTTATAATTGGTATCTTTTCAAGAACTTGTAGCATCTTTAAATCCTTGGATATATTGGATGCTTTTTCTACTGGAGTTTTTGCCTTTCTATCATCTTCTAGTAAGGAGTGTTGGTCTATAAATAATATATCCAACTTCTCTTTTTCTACAAAAGTTCTTAAGGCACTTACTCCTGCAGGACCATTTATCATTTGAGGTGTTAAAACCTTTAATGAGCCTTTACCAATAAGTGATGGGATTTTATCTAAATAATCCTTATACTCAACCTTTATATTTTCATTACCGTGGATAAGTGATGAGTTATTGATATGACCTAATAATGTATCGGCTCTATATCCTACTTTAGATAGTGACATTTCACCACTATATAATCCGACATTTAATCCTTGTTGAGTCGCTGCAACTGCACTCCTTAACAATGTCCAAGACTTACCTCTACCTGACCTTGCTATAATTGTTGCTAGTTCTTCTTGTCTATCCCAACCACCAATAATTGCATCTAATTCATCAAATCCAGTTTTAATAAAGTATTTACCAAAGTTAGTTGATTTATCTAGGTACTCATCATATCTACCTAAATCCCTAAAAATATCTACTGGTTTTATTACTCTATCTTGCTTGATTGTTTCACTTGCTTTCTTAAACTGTTCAAGTGCTTCATCATATTTTCTTTCATTGATTAACTTTCTTACAATATTAAAACTATAGGCTAAGTCTCTAGTGTTCTTTTCCTTATATAGTTCTTCTAATAGGTAACTATCATCTTCGTGAACATCTAGTATCTTAAACTCCTTAAAATTACTTACAAATGTTTCTACATCAGGAACAATTCCATAGGTAGTATAATGATTGTAAATAAATGTAAATTCATTTGGAAATTCAGTAAAGAATGATTTATCTAAATTATTCTCAATAATAATAGACATATCTTTACTACCAAGTATCTTATTTAGTACTTGTAACTGTACCACTTTATCACCCCCTACTTAATTCCTCTTTTGTCTTTTCCTTTAAACTCTAATACATAGGTAGAGTAGTTAACAATACGAGAATATAATCTATCTCCAAGTGCTTTACTTAATTCTACTCCACTAACATTAGATGTGTATATATTTGATTTTCCATTATTGACTCTTGTATCAATGATGCTTAATAAATGTGATAGTTCAAATTCAGTTCCTAATTTTGTGGCAATATCATCCCATATAACTAAGTCACAAGTTGTTACATATTTTTTGATATGCTCAACATACTCCGACTTGTTTGCTATATTATCCTTTAATTCCAATAGAAATCGAGGCACACTGATGAATAGTACTCTACAAGTTAAATCCGAGGTAGCCCATATCTTACTGATAAATCTTTCAGCAAGTCTTAAAGACCATTCAGTTTTTCCATTACCCATATTAGATGAGAATAGGAATAAATTATCCCCATTATTGATAAAATCTAAAATATTACCTTCAATCTTAGATAATGTCTCAAATTCTCTTTCATCACTACCATCATTGTCTATATATAGGTTTGTGTGCTTTCTACGATTATATGGTATCAAGGACATATCATATAAGAAATTAACCTTATAGAACTTCTTACAAAATCTATCACAGTCAATCTTGTTGCAGTGCTCTTTTAACCAACATTTTTCGTTCATTATTGAATTTTCCTTTCAAGATACTATACAAGTAAGGATGCCATTTTTTAACACTAAAAATCGCAAATTTTTTAAAAAACTTTATTTAATAGTGTTTCCTTTGTTGCAGTATCCTTTGGTTGTTTCTCTTTTACATCTCTTTCATATATCCTGATTGCCCAAGAGCAGTCTCTATAACTATACATTGTTGCTATATTAACTATCTCTAGTCCAATCTCTAAATTACCTTTACAATAAGCATATAAGTCTTTTTGGAACTTTTCTACAAGTTGTTTATTTAAGTAAACACCCTTACCCTTTACACAACTGTTAATCCAACCATACAAACTATCATTCAAACTTTCATTACCAGTATTTACATAGTTGTATAATTTAGATTGCATTGCATTTTGCTTTGTATTCTTATCTACCCTAATTTGCTTTGTAGTTATCTTTTGAAGTTCCTCATACATAGTATCATTATCACTAGTAAGAATAGTAGCAAGTTTGTTTGTATCTAACTTAATTAAGTCATTATCATCAAAGTCCTTTTCAATTACTCCGTGCTTTTGTAAGTTAATATCAATCTTTATTTGCTTCTCAATAGTTAGTGTTGTTTGCTCATAGATATAGTTTCTATCAATCTTAATAAAGTCACCATTCACTAACTTATCTTTTCGCATAGCCTTTTTATTTATGGTTAGTAGTTGTTGTACATATATTGCATCCTCTAATCCTAAAATATGGGCTAGTTTCTTATTAAAGTTAATATATTCATCACTGGATAACATATCTAAAAGCATATATCTTGCAACTCCCCTCTTGACCTTAAGTAGTTAATTGCATTTTTAAGTAATATTTGCTTCCACGATAATGAATATAACTGATATTTAATAATATCATAAGTATCTATCTTATCATTACCATACTCTTTTAAGAATACTTCTATTTTATCATCAGGCAAAGTAGTAATTCTAGTCAATAATAAATTACTACTAAAAACTGATTGTTCTTTTCCATCTATCTCTCTTATTACAAAACAGTTATCATACACTATTGTATATACCACAAGTGCTTCAAATATCTTAGTATCTTGTAGTAATGAACTTATTAACTTATCTATCTTTGAATATTTTGACTCACTATTCTCAAGTGGCATTTCACCCATCTTCTCTTCATAAGCATCTAGTGACTCATTATATAGGTTTCCACCACGTTTCTTATAATTATAATACTGGAACCAGTTTTTCCTAACATTGTCTATTGCAGTGTATACACATCTATTTAAGAACTTATCTTCACTTCCAGCCTCAACATAAGTCATCTTAGTGCTATCCATAAATGAACGCATTGCTAAAACCTTTTGAAGTGCCTCAAAGAACCAATCTCCAATATCATCCTCATCTAGGTGTATGTTCCTAATTATATACATACTATCTTTATATAAAATTGGTATTCTATACCAGTATCTTAATGCAAGTGCAGCGAAATAGGCATCCCTAAGTTCCTCATTATCTTCATTCTCTACATACCCTCTTGCTAACTCTAATTTAGTACACGTTCTCCAATTAGGTATTCTATTTGCACTTTGCTCAAATATAGTTCTAACATTATCTAACATAACCAAACTCCTTTATGCACATAATAATTATATCTAAGTATTTTATTTTTGCAACTTCTTTTTTCTATTTTGTACAATTCTTTTAAATCTACCTACTTTATCATAAATGCAATAAATACCAAGCCATAAAATAAAAAGTATTGCAATACAAATAAAAATAAATAGCATTGCTCTAAAGGTATCAAATGCAGTTAGTTTATACTGTTCAATTGTAAAAGGTTCTAAAAACCACCATAACCAACTAGGCATATAATATTACCCCCTATTAACTTCATTATCAATCTCAGTTTTCAACTCTTCCTTAATTTTTGTAAGCAGTTTAATTGCTAACTCCTCAGATAATTTTACTTGATAACTATTAGGATAACCACCACAATTACCATCAATTGATGTTACTGTGGTTAAGCATAGTTCCACTTCAGAGATGGTTGTATATGGATTATCATTAGTAAGAACCTCTAGCATCTCATTGACATTGGCTAGTCTATTCTTCATCCTAGTTATAGTTTCTCTATGATTTACTTCATCATAATATCTTTTCTCTAATTTTTTAAATTCTTCATCATTCATATTTTTTACCTCTTTCATCAAGTTCATTATTAAATCTAAACACCTTAGTAATGGTAAGTGTTACTCTCCACGAAAATCTAATGAATAGTAGCACACTTAAGACTATATTTAGCCATAATGGAGTAAGACCCCAAAACCATATAATTAAACAAATTACAATCTCTATCATTCTTTATTCATCCCTTCTACGAAGAGCATTTACTAAGTTCTTATACTTCATAAGTAATTCAATGTACTCATTAAATATTACAGCACTATAGTCATAGGGTTCTTCTTGTAATTCTTCTTCAAATGCATAGAAACCATAATCCTCACAGTTTTTTTGATGAGCATATGACACTTTATACGTTTTTCTACCATCCTTAATAAATTGACTGAGTACCTTAACTCGTAACTTATTCTCCTTTAGCATAACAATATCACCAACATTGTAATAAAACTCAGACTCTTTTAATTTATTTAGTTCATCAGTTAACTTCTTAATCTTTTTCTCTAGTTCTTCTTGCTTTTTCTTAACCATAATTATAACATCTCCTTTAAGACTCTCTTTCTAACCTCGACTGTTTTATTGCCATTTAGGATTTTACACAACCATTGTGATTGGATTGAAATTAGGATATATTCATTATCTTCAACATCAATACATTTCATCATATTTTGTGGTGCTTTATCAATACTTATGGATACATAAGTATAGCCTTTTTCCTCATACCAATCAAATGTATTCATTTTCTTTGGTTTTGAATAATACTCACTTAATTCCTTTGGTTCATCAAATATATGTAAGTTCTTAATATGGATTGCATATCCATTATTTCCACCTAGATAATTATCTAGTTGTTCAAATGTTAAACAACTATGTTCTAAAATATAATCTTGTGGACATTTCCAAGTAGCATACATATAAAAAGTTTCTACCTTGCCATCATTAGTATATTTTGGGAAATCTTCCCATTTTATTTCCTCAACCTCAAAGTCGCATTCAGCTACGATTTTGCCATTAAGTTTATAGTTGTTTACATCAATACACGCTTGTGCAAATTCTTTTCCATCAGTTAGACTAAACTCAATCCCTTTTTTAAATTCTTCATTATCTTTTGGCATATGCAGTAAATATGGTTTTGCCTTAGTGCAATATAAAAGTAATTTTGGTTTCATAATTTACTCCTATCTTTTAACTTTGTTTAGATTATTATTTAAAAACTCAATAAATTTCTCACAGTCCTCTTTAGTTTCAAAATAATAGTCAGCAGGCTCATACATTGAAATTGTAGATTTTTGAGAATATTCTGAAATAAGTCTATCTAGGTCATCACTAGAAATTATTTTATCCTTATCAAAGAAATTACCAATAATATAATTGTCATCACGAGGAACATTAAAAGTTACCCACAAACAAGGTATACCGTTCCTAATAGAGATTTCCTTAATGAATTTCACTGACTCTTCTTTAATTGTATATCCAGAAAACTTCTTAGTATTACAAGAACAACTAAATTTATGTGTTTCACCTAATGGGTCAACATAAACAAATTCTCTATCATCATTGCACTTATCACACTTAGGCACATAGGTATAATTTGTTGTTGGTGAATAGTATGTCTTAGACACAAGTGGGAATATCTCATCAATAGGTCTTCTATATAATTTACGTTCCTTTTCTTGATATTCTCGTTCTAGTTCCAATGTTTTACTATTGTACTTATTTTCAAGTTGCCTAATCTTAGCATCATAATTTGCTTTAATTTCTTGCAACTCTTTATTTTCTTTTTCAAGAGCATTAAGTCTATCAATAAATTCTTTCTTTGCCCTTGTCTTAAGAGCATCTACAAACTCATCTAATTCTGAGTTTACTGACTCATCATAAAATTCATCATATAAATCTTCATAATACATATTCTACTCACTCTTATCCTCTTTTAACCACCAAGTCTTTTTATAATCTTTTACTTTTAGAATAACGTGGTCAGACGCTTTTGTGTAATCACCTAAATAACTACTATACCAAGCCCAAAATTCTGTTTCTCCCCAATCATCTTCATCAACATCAAAGGAAGTGTCAATTTCAGCATAATGATTTCCTTCATAGCATTTCATTCCATCGACTTCTACCCAAATTTTTTGTCCTAATGTTAATTTTACAAATACCTCTAATGGGCAACCAATTTGTTCTTCTAAATCCTCTAATCTACCTAACTTATTGATAAACTGTTGTTTATCTCTTGTTGCTAGTCTTATATAATCTTCAGTATTCTTTACTTTTGTAGTTTGTCTACTCATATTATTCACTCTTGTCCTTTCTCAAAAACCAAGTCTTTTTATAATCACTTAAATAAAAAGTAATTACATTATAAAAGTCCATTGATAAAGCAACTTGTATTCTACCTAATCTGAAGTCAATAATTATAAAATCTTCTACAGGATTATAGAAGCAAAATTCCTCTTCTTTTGTTTCCCCATAAAAACCACATACTTGAGCCTTAATTATTACCTCTAACGGACAACCAATTTGCTCTTCTAAATTATGGCATTTACTAGCATAATCCAATTCACTTTCAACATATATTGCATTTTTTTCTTCCATACTATCAATATAATCATCTATTTGTTTTTCGTTCATTCTAGCACCTCTTTCAATGATATTTACCATCATTTTCTTCATAGTCAACAAACTCTTCATATTCTTTGCCATCAACCCATTTAAGTTCTTTTGGTGTGTATTGAGTATTCAATACTAGGCAAGGAATATCTTCTCCAAAGAAACCATAAAATGTTTTCTCCACATTCTCTAGTTCACCAACAGTACCCAAAGGATTACGAGAATTTCTAATATAAATTTCTAGGTCATCAGGCATATCTTTTATGATTTCTTTTAGTCTTTTTACTGTTATCATTCTAGTGTCTCCTTTACTGAATTAAATTCCTCTTCAGTAAGTTTATACTTACCATAAGTACCATAACTTATTTCATAGAACTGATAATTATAATCATTCTCAATAAACGTTGTATAAAAACTTTCTATATCAATTCTATTTTTCTTTAATGTCTCTAAAGCCCTATGTTCTTCTTGTGCCTTTAATAGGTAGTTCTTAACAGTATTATAATCTTTTGCTCTATCATTACTTCTATAATCCTCAGGATTGCTATATAAGTATTCTAAACATTCTAATACATCATTAGGATTAGCAGTATCCATCTCCTCTAAACGATTAAGGGCTTGTTTGATTGTTTTTTGCTCATTACGGTCTACAGTGTATTTTTGTAAATACTCATAGGTCTTTTTGACAAAAGTTTTTTCATCATAATTGCCTTTTGTTAATCCTATCATATTTTCACTCATAGCAAAAGCAAAGGATAATAACTTTTCTACTACTTCTTGCTCTTTAGTCATTCTTCTTAGTCTCCTTATACTTTTGGATAAGTTCAAGTATGATTTCACAGTCCTCACTTGATAGCACAACCTTGCCATCATTATTGAAAATATTTAACTGCTTTTTACACCTTTTTTCTAACCAATCTAACTTATATTCCTCTATCATAATAGCACCTTATTTCAAATAATTTCTTTTCTTAAACCAATTTCTTAAAGTGTAAAAGTCACCAGTAAGTACACCAGCACTCTTATCATACTTATTTTCACAATGGTGAATGTAGGTTAAATTATACTCTTCATCATCAGTTAGTTCTAACATAAATTTTCTATTCTTGCTTTCAAATGTAACACTCTCAAAGTCACAGTTTAAAGTAATATTTTTAAACTTTGTATTAGCACCTAGATAATTCCAAAAGTCTACAAGTAATCGCTCCTCTTTAGAAAGCACATCCCCAGTTTCACAATAGTTCTTAAAACCAAAAAAGTATTGTCTAAACATAATATCTCCAAACATATAAGTCACCTCCATTACTGCTCAAGATATAAAATTAAGTCTAATGGCTCTTTGAAATCTTGTGCCTCTAATGTTTCTACCACAACATTCCAAGCAGGTGTACACTCTTCTTTAAGTGTAATTAGTTCTTCATATAGTCTACCATAAAAACCTTGACTACGAGATAAATCTAAAATGATTTCTAAAATTTGTTCAATCTTCATATTAGTTCTCCTTATATAATTAAATTCTTTCCTCTAATCCCCAAGACTTAAGATATCTATTAACTGCACCCTTATTCTTGTAAGATTTAAAATCTGCTTCCCAACCAGTTGTAGTTCTTAAAGATACACTATAATTATTAAATCTATCATAGTAATTAACAACAATGTAATGGTGATTTACTTCAAATTTCCAAGTTCTCATATTTCTTTCTCCTTATTTGTTATATTTAGACTTTAACTCTAGCCATCACTTACCATCCTTCTCGACTGGGTGGGAAGGGCAACTCGCCTATCTACATTATCTATTATAAGCCTTTTTTACAAAAAGTCAACCATAAAAATATAAAAAGAGTAAGTTTTTTCTTACCTACTCTTTTTATACAATCAATTATAAAGCACTATATTTCCGTTTTTTAGCGTTTTTTGTACATCAATGACTCTTTGGTTGGATGAACCTTTAAAAGCCAAAGAAATGTCTCTTAAATCTAGTTTAAATGGACCGTCTACTAAAACATCTACATAGTGTAAAACCTCTAATGCTTCAATTTCTTCAAACTCATATCCAGTATATAACCAAATTGATTTATTAGGGAATTTCTCTTTTAATAACTTACATAGTTTTGTTATCTCATATCTATTACCTAGCATAAGTGGGTCACCACCAGTAAGAGTAATTCCATCAACATAATCTCTATCTAATAAGGTTAATAATTTATCTACTGTTTCTTGAGTAAACTCTTTACCATTAAAAGCATCCCAACTCTCAGGATTGTGACAGCCTTTACAATGATGAGAGCATCCACTTACAAATAAGGCTACTCTAATACCATTTCCATCAACAATATCACAATCTAGTATGTTTAAATATTTCATAATACAACCCCTATTCTATGGACACACCTGTATGAGAAACACGTTGCTCAGTTTCTTGTTGTTTACCCTCATTAAATGCTTCCTTGTATGAACCCGTTAAATATCCTGTAACTCTACGCAATTTCTTTATATTTGTTGAGCCACATTTAGGACATATATCCATAACCTCACCTTGATAACCACAATCAGCACACATATCTTGTTTTGTGTTCAAAGCAAAATATGGAACATCCTTATCCATTGCATATACAACAATCTTCTCAAGTGCATCTATGTTATGTAATGCACTACCATCTAATTCAACATAGGTGATGCAACCAGCACTTGAATAACCAGTTAGTTGACTTTCAATATCAATCTTATCAAAAGCGTTCATTTTATGCCATACTGGAACGTGCATTGAATTAGTAAAGTATTTTCTATCACTTACATTAGGAATTACACCATATTTCTCTTTAAACTTATTCATTGCAGTAAGGCATAGATTTTCTGCAGGTGTATAGTAAACCCCAAAATTTAATTTATACTCTTTCTTAAACTGAGCACATCTATCCTTGAATAATTGCTCAATTCTCTTAGCAAGTTTCATACCATCTTCAGTTGTATGGTCTTTACCAATAAGTAATTGTAATGTCTCAGCAAGACCTAATTGACCTATGGCTAATGTTCCGTGCTTTAATGCACTTCTAATACCTTCTTCTTTGTGGTAGCCTAACATTGTACCATTGTTCCACATAAACTTAGCAGAATTAGGTGATTGAGAGCATATCCATTCGAAGCGTTCAATTAGCATATCTTTTGCTTCGGCGATTTTTTTATCCAATAAAGCCATAAACTTTTCTACATCTCTACCACTTTCCATTGCTAATGTAGGTAATATGATTGTCGTTGGGCAGATGTTTCCACGACCATCCTTAGTTTGTGGATTAGTTCCTTCTTCAGCATTTATATCACTTCCGTTGGCAGTACGACATCCCATCGTTGAAAAATAAGTCTTAGGGTCATTTCTATCATACCCTGCATTGCCACTCCAATCCACATTAGCATAATTTGGATAAAGTCTTAATGATGTAGACTTTAATGCTAGTCTAAACAAATCATAATTAGGAGTTCCTTTTTCTTTATTAACTCCACTCATAACTTGGAAAATACTACAAGGGAAAATACTTGTTTGATGATTAGGACCTAATCCTTCAATACTTACAGTTAGTAATTCTTTTATTACTAATCTTCCTTCAGGAAGTGTACAAGTACCATAGTTTATACTTGAGAATGGTAGTTGATTACCACTCCGCGACTGTAAACTGTTTAAATTATGGTACAGTGCCTCTACCCCTTGATGACACTCTCTTTCTAACATTGCCATAGCATAATCGTACACTTTTTTATTTTTTGTATATATTTCACTATCAATTGATGTTTCTTTAGTACCTACTTGCTCAGTTGAGTTTTCAATATAAGTCATACCATCTTTATAGTGCTTAAAGAATGATTTTCTTACAAATGGTACCATTGTCCAGTCTAAATGTGTAGCACTTACTCCACCAAATTGTTGTAGACTTTGTAATTGGAATATTACTGCTACTAATTGCATTGCAGTATCTAATGAGCCTGCTGGTCTAATATCTACTTGTCTTGTTTTAAATCCTTCATTTAATAACTTATCAAATGGGATTGATAAACAATTATGTTGTCCAGTTGCATAACTATCTAAGTCGTGAATATATATCTCATTGTTTAAATGATTATTTCTTGCCATTTCACTCATACAATAGTTTAGTGCAAATTGCTTATTTACAAATGAACTTGCTTCACCAGCCCTACCACCAAATGAACTCTCATCTAGGTTTGCATTTTGATTTTGAATATTCTTAGCACCTAACTTTTGTTCAACACCTTCCATTAGGGTTGTATAAGCATCTCTTAACAGTTTATGAGAATATCTATACTCAATATAATGCTTTGCTAATTCAAATGCTCCAATATTCATAAGTTCTAGTTCTACTCTATCTTGGATAGTTTCTATAGTTTGACTCTTACGCTTACTTTTACAATACTGCTCAATCTTGTTGGCAACTAACTCAACCTCCTCTTGACTAATCCTTGACTTTGCATCAATTTCATTGTTTGCATTTTGCAATGCGATGATAATCTTGTTCTTATCAAATAAGACTCTACTACCATCTCTTTTAATTACTTTCATACTTTACTCCTTTGCTACCCAAAGATACAATGGGTACTCTAATTTAGCCTTTTAAAACATAGATAAAAAGTGAAAAGTTTTTCACTACTTTTTCACCTTCATCTTTTCTTGGTATGCCTTAAACTTAGCATACTCAATCTCCCTTTGCTTTTCTAACTCACTTGGTAACTCACCCTCATTAACAAGTGCATTTACTGGTACACAAAAGCAATATATCTTTCCATTTGATGTTACTTTGCAATGCTCTCTAACCCACTTACCATCAAAAGAATATAAGTCCTTATGGTTTCTATCAGCAACAAAGTATATGTAGGTTTTCCCCATTCCTACTTTACAAGTGTCAACTAAAGCCTCTTGTGTACAAAATTTTATTTGCCAAATAGGATAAGCAGTCAACTAATCCACCACCTTAGGTTTTCTAGGCTTATAAATCTTCTCTCTATTCTCCCATAGATAAGTAATAAATGCAGTCCAATTTAGTTGTACTTGCATATACACATCAACCTTTTCAGCAACATCAAGTGGCACTTGAACAAATCTACACTTATCATACAACTTAATCTTTTCATCACGCTCTTTAAGTATTTCCTCTATGCCTTTTAAAGTTGTATGAGGTGGGAAAGTTGTGATAACGTGTTCATATTCGTATCTTGACCAATACATATACATTAGTGACTTATCTATCTTAGTTTCAAATTCTTCAAATGAAATAGTGCCCTTGGACTCCTTAAGTAAGTCCTTTGCTTCATTCCAAATGTAGCCATTTTTCTCTAATAGATTTGTGTATACTACTCCATCACTATTCATATCTATCTCAATTACATTCCAAACAAGTTCCTTAGTATTGCACTTATTATGATACCCTAAATCTCTTAATTTATTTTGCATAGTTATCCTCCTTAAACTTTTACTTTTTGACCACAGTATGGGCACTCAGTTACTTGTGGTAAATCCTTAGATAAATAGTACTGTTGAAATAATGTTGTTGAACACGATGGGCATTTATAATATACAATACCTTTTTCATCTACCTTAGTTACAAGTTTCAACGGTTCAACTACCTCTTCTTTCTTTTTCTTTTTACCAAATAATCCCAAGTTATTCAACCTCCTTATACTTAACAGTTTTCTTCAAAATACTCAGGTTCTTTTTCAAGCCTAGATGCAGCATCCTCCATACTTTCAGTAATTAAAATTTTGTCTAGCAGTTCAATATCTTTATTCATTGTCTCAGTGTCTACATAATTAAGTATGTATTCTTTATTATGGTCAAGATATAGTATAAGTTTGGTATCACTAATTACACAAAACCCAACTATCAAATATTGACTATATCTTGTTCTTGTATCATTATTAAATCTAATCATTCTTATAATTTCTCCTTTATTCTCCTAAATTTTATATACTCTTGGTAGATTATCTATGAAGTTAGTCTTAGTATCAAAATCATATGAACCCCATCCAGTAGCAAAAGACACCTTATTTATCATTTTCTCTACCTTGTTAAGTGGAATATTATCATATTGAGCAATCTCCTTTTCTAAGGCTTCACGTTCTTGCTCACCTTTTTTAATTTCATTATTTACCCAATCAAGTCTCTTTACTTTTTGTGCTTTCTCAACTTTAAATATTGCATCAATTATAGTCTTAAATCCACTATAATTTGTTACTCTATCACAAATAAAAGTACAAGTGTTGTTATCAAAATAAAATTGATTAGTCTCTAACTCCTTAATTGGTACAACTATTTTAACATAATCATAGTAACTATACCCAGTTTTAACTTTAACTACTAAAGCATCTTCAGTAACATTAGTTATTCTTGCCTCAGTTATCTCAGGTTCACCATATCCCCTTAATAGGATAGCACTCAATATTGCAAACTCTTCAAAGGACTTAGGTTCTTCAGGCTCATTCTTCTTCTTGTCTTTTAAAGTCACTAGTTCATTTTCTAGTTTGCTAATCTCACTATCCAGAGTATTTCTATTAGTAAGTTCCTCTTCATATGCTACCCCATCTACTTTGGCTTGCTCTAATTTATCCCAGTCAATGTATTTCTTAGTCATATTTCTTCACCCCATAAATTATCTTTAACACTTAAATTCTACTTCATCTATTGAGTAATACTTATGTCTTTCTAATCCGCTAGGAATACCTTGTTCCATTCCATCTTCAGTTGGTAAATAGATTATTTCAGTATGCCCATCTTCATAGAAAAATATCATTTTATTTTCATCATCTATTCTAAATTCTACTGGTTTCATACTATCCTACCTCAAATCTTCATTTTCATCCCAAAATTCTTTATACTTATTATAATTTGTTTTCCACTTAACAAAATCTATTAGTTTATCGTGGATAAGTTGAATAACTCCAAAAATCATAAGAGCCATAAATAAACTAAATCCAACCATTATCATTATAAAAACCCAAATTGGTACTTCTATCATTCTTCATCTACCTCTATTTCTCTATCTAAATCTAAGCATTTAAAACAATAACTTCCCTCTTCTAATTGCAAAGGACAATCATAACAGGTACCATATTTTTTGTGGTTTTTATCACATACTTTTTCCATTTCTTTATTAGTTAAATCTCTCATTTTCTTTTTCATACCAACACCAACTTTCCATCATTATCCATCTTTGCCACATAAGTAAGCCCTTTGTCATTAACCCAAATTCCTGCATATATTTCGAAATCAACATCAGGGGGTAAAGATATATCTTTTCTATACAATTCTTTACTTTGTCCTATTTTAAAACGACAATATATGTGTCTATATCTATTTACCTCTTTATCAAACCATTCGCATACAAATTCATCGCACAATTCTTCTAGGTTTTCTGATTGTTTTAAGATTTCAGTTTTATAAATGGTATCCATAGAGCGACCACCATTATCATCCCATTCTAAATATTGACCTTTTTCTCTATCGTAATAAAATATATTGACCCAACAATCTTTTTGTTCAATAGATGATATTTCTTTGCTTTTTAAATCATATATTGCCCCATCTTTTGATATTACATATCTACTCATAGTAACTCTAAGTCTCCTTCATCATTCATTGTAGCAACACATTTTAGACAG